GTAAAAACTGTGTTTTGTATGTTACCTAGCCCTCTAGCACACTCCATGGATTTTGTGTGGCACGGCACTCTGGCTTATCATAGCCTGATACCGTACTAACTCTAAAGGAACGTAACATACAAAACATAACTTCTCCTAATGTATAATTATTTATATACTTAAAACCCTACTTACTGTAAAGGGGCACAAACTGTTGTTTAAGAATAGGCGGATTCTCACGTCCCGCTCACTCCCCCATTATTTAAATCGTCTCCCGACGCTTAAGCTGCGATTTGCTTCAGCTCTTCAATCTCAAGATCCTCATCTTCAGCCTTTGGGGCTACTGTGATCTTGGGCTGCTTAACGGCTTTGGTCTTAGCAGGAGCCTTAACCGTAGCCGACACCTTAGCAGTCTTCGGTGCCTTTGGCGTGGATACACCTGATTTCTTACCCATTGTCTCAGAAATAAGTGAATCCCACTGCTTGAACACTCCGCCTAAATCAAGCAAATATTGGCATGCTTCTGCCTTCGTCATTGCCTTAGGAAGCTGAACAAGCTCTAAAGGATCATGCCCACCCTTAGCTAGCAATTTAACACGAGATGCTAGATCGTTGGCGAAACGAACCTTAGTGGAACCATGCTGAGTAGAAACACCTGCTACTGTGAAATATGAATCTGACATAATAAAATTACCTCTCATAAAATTGATCTAAATTAACTACCATACCATAATTATATAACCGACTGAACACCTTGTCAAGCATTTTGAATAAATTTCTTTACCGCGGATGAATGCTTGCATGCTTTACGATACTGAAATCCGATACAATCACAAGTGACTGATCCATTTCTAGATAAGACTTGATACTGCTTGCCAGTTTTTTTGGATTTGACCTTGAAAATTCTGCTAGCAGAACGCCCCTTTGCCATATCTAGTCCAACGATATTCTGCTTAAACACCATAGAAATGGGTTGCATAATATTGTCAGTCAAGATGCTAACATAATCGTCATCCAACCATTTCGGATTGGGTACGATTTGCCCTTTTAGAGTATTCTCAACCCAGCCTTCATTCTTATACAAATAAGAGTAACGGCGTGTCTTGAGCTCTACGAATTGTCCGATTTCTAAGTTCATATCATAATTATATAAGAAAAAGTAACCCGAGTCAAATGCTCGGGTTCTATAGTGTTGTTCTAGAACAACACTTGTAAGTCGTTGATTATTCGTTTATCTCTTCTTTTTCTATCAGACCTTGCTCTTCGAAAAACTCTAATGTGTCCCCTATGCCCTTATTTACTCCCCTCAAGTAACAAGCATAGCATGCTGCTATCATCAAACCTATTTGAATCAGATCCATCAGGGTAAAAGTGATTGAGTTCATGCCTATCCTTTCTGCTCAATATTGGTACTCCTTCTTGAAATAACAAAGTAATTCCTCCTCTAGAGTAAAAGCTTCTATTTCCCAGGGTTGATCCCAATACGAATCAATATCGCAGATTTCACCATGCCAAATAGTCTTATAACCATCCTTGAAATATTTTGCTTTAAGTTCATTCTTAGCGAACTGTTTTACATGAACCATCTCATGTGCTAGTGACTTCAACATCTTATTAGTTCGCATTTTCCTTAATTCTATTTCAAAATTTCTTAACTTCCCTCCACAATCTTCAGGTGAACAATATGCATTAGCATTTTTAAGTTTGTCAAGAATAACAATTTTAATACTCAAATTTTTTATCATCTGAGTAGACATTAACATACCAGCATAACTATATGCTGCTGTCTTTAGTAAAGATGTTAGATACCTATCCCTAGCGTTTCTAACAGTAATTTGCATTAGTCAGTAAATGCAGGTGGTTCGTGGCTGAATATTTCTTCTTCAACCTGTCGAATTTTCTTTGGATTGTCGTTAAGAACTTCTTTAAGAAGTAGTTTTTCTTCTTCGGTTTGTTCTTGTATTGGTTTTTGATTTGAATGTGGGAAAAGCATAACGCCTCCTAAATTTTGATACCAGAAAAATCACGTGACTTCTTAAATATAGAACTCATATCATATGTATCAAGTTTATCCTCATCTATTTTTATACCAGAATCAGATAAACCTTTTTGTGCCGTTTGTTCAAGATCATACAGTTTCATTCTTGCTCTATCAATCCCAACGACGAACCTTTTATTTATTGTTGGATCATTATATCTGTTCTTCAGTTGTTTGACCATAATCTGATTTAGCTGATCCAATTCCTCAGTTGCAATAAGGGCAAACATGAGATCAACTGTAGCAGGAAGACCAAATGATTCTGAAGTATCAGTAAGTTCAATATCTGTGTTTCCATAACCGCCTCTAGTAGTCTGAGTAGCTGATAGAATAGGAAGGTTTTCCTCGACAGCCAATCCTCTTAATTCCTCAGCAATAGATTTAATTAATGTATAGGAATTTATATTAGCTCCTGCCTTAAATCTAGACGACGCACAAATATTCAAATAGTCAACAATAATCATATCTGGTTTGAATTGTCTCTTTAATTGTAATTCATTGAGTAAAGATTTAAAGTGTCCTACGTGTGCACTTGTTGTCGGATATTCTTTAATGATTAATTTTCCGTTTGTCTTTTCTTTTATCTTATCTATTCTATTATCGAATAATGGCTTTGGCAAGTCTTTAAGCTGATCCATTGTTATGTTCATTAAATTAGCATCAATTCTTTCTGCTATTCTTTCTTCAGCCATTTCAAGTGTAATATACAATACATTTTTACCTTGAGATAAAACTGATGCTGCAACATGACACATAAACAAAGATTTACCAACACCAGTACCAGCCAATACAACATTCAATGTCTTATTGGGCAACCCACCATTAGTAATTTTATTTAAATATTCTATATCAAAAGGTATTCTTGATTCTACCTTATGATAGAAATCATATCTTTGATTTGAATTATCTATATAATCATGCCCTACTGCATTATCAAAGCATACTGCAAGTGCGTCTTGGAGTAGCTGTGGGATTCCGTCGGTTGACAAGCTTTTATTCCGACCATCAATAATAGAAATAGAACTAAGTATCGCATTGTAAATTGCCTTGTCTTTACAAAATTTTTCAGTTTCTTTTAATAACCAATCTGTATTATGTTCTGTTTTTTCTAATTCATTAACATAAGAAATAATCTCTTTATACTGTTCATCATTTAAAGACTTATCATTTTGAAAAGCAACAATTAAAGCATCTCTATTAGGAAGTGAATTATATTCATCAATAAATGCTTTTATCTGGTCATAAATTTTTTGTTCATTATTATCAGTAAAATAATCCCGCTTCAAAAACGGGATTGCTTTACGCATAAACGCATCATCATGTAAAAGATTTTGTAGAATAATTGTTTCTATTTTCGAACTCATTTATTCCCTTCATAATCCTTGATAGCTTTTGTAAGAATATCATTCATAATAAAATTCATTACCAAATCAAAAGATTCATTCTGCATATCTTTTTCTTCTTTTCCTTTTGGCAAAGTGACATAATTGAAATCTAATACCATATCACTTCCATCATTAGGTAATGTTACATCATTAATACTAATAGTTGTGCCGGCATATTCACCGTCATCTATTTTAAATCCCCATGCCTTATCACTTAATGCCCATGGACTATACTTCACTAGCATTTTCAAACTCCTCGTCAAAATCTTCATCGGTTAATTGCTTTTGTAGCATATCTGTGCCGGCAATCTTATATCTTGATTCTATATAATCTCGAAACTCTTTGCTAGTTAAAATTGGCATCCAAAACTCTTTTGTATAAGTGTCTTTTTGCCTATGTTTCTTTTCTGATCCTTTATGTGCATACCAACCATTAGATGGCTTAACAACAAATCCGCCCTCAAGTGCGATATCAAGTAGACCAGACCATGTACTAATACCACCCTCAAAAGATACCTCAATAGGAATCTTAGACTTTTCTCTTACGAATCTAGACTTCTCTACATTCATAATAAAATTAAATCCAACAACATCTGTACCTTCTTTTTCTTGTTGGCGCCCGATAATAAAAATATTATCTGCTGAGTAGTAAATGCCAGTGCCACCAGATACAATCTGTTTCGGAAACAATCCGATCTCAGCATAGGTATGATTAACGACAATCATTGGAATATCTTTGATTGTTAGATGAGGAGTAACCATTCTAAACAATGACTTCATTTGTTTAGCACGAGTCATATCCGCAACCGATTTACCTTCTAAAGCATCTTCAACTTCTTTCTTTGATGCAAGATTACCAACTGAATCAACCACAATCATAACGTGATCTCCACGTTCAATATTGTTGATTTGTTGCATGCTATCAAACTTAAGTTGTTCAATATCAGTTATCGGTGTATGAAGAACTCGGGCTGTGTCGATACCGAAGTTATCAAAATAAGACTGAGGGCTACCAAACTCAGAATCGTAAAACAAAACAATAGCA